CTCTGCGAACGTTATCGGTTTGCCGCCAAGCGCTTTCAAAATCCTGTCCAAGCCAATGCCAAACACCAATACGTCTTACATGACCTACTTCAACACCCAGTATCCGGGTATGCAGTGGATTCGCGTGAACGAACTGGAAGACATCGACGGCACCGGCACCAAGGCTGCATTGGTGATGGAACGCAATGCTGACAACGCATCCATGGAAATCCCACAGCCGTTTGAACAGCTGCCGCCACAGGCTAACAACCTGGCGTTCAAGATCCCATGTCACAGCCGCGCTACCGGCGTTCAGGTTTACCTGCCGCTGACCATGCACCTCATCAAAGGCATTTAAGAGGCTTCGGCCTCTTTTATTAAGGACTATCCATGAAGATTACCAACGCATCAGCACGACTCTATTACATCGCAGGTCAGAAACTGGCGCCGGGCCAGACCGCCGAAGTAGATGATTCCTGGAAAGATAACAAATCCGTACAGGCGTCTATCACTAAAGGCGAACTTCGTCTCGCTGACAAGAGCGAAGCGGTTACCGCCAGCGCTGTAGAAAAGAAAGGCACTAAGTAATGAACATCGCCGCATTTGAAGGCCTGACGCCTCTGGAGATATTCCGCAAGCTAGCGCCTGAATTTGCGGCTGTTCCTGATGAGGTTGTTCAGGGCTATATCGACCTTGCATCGCTGTTCGTTTGTGAGGGTGACTACGGCGACGCCTATAACGTAGCGCTTGCTCTCATGGCGGCGCACATCATGGCATCACCTGGCGGTTACTCTGATGACGGGTCCACATCATCTGGTCGCATCCTCTCACGCAAGGAGGGTGACCTGGCGATCACCTACGGCAACGTGTCGGGGGATTCCAGTTACCTCAGCGGCACGACATACGGGAATCTGCTGCAAATGCTTCGCAAGAAGAAAGGCGGCGGCTTCTCGATAATGACTCGCGGAGTCGTGGGGGGATGCGGGTGTCTGTAAGGTTTACTGACAACAAGCGCCAGTGGGAAAAGCTCCGTAGAGAACTTAAAGATATCGGCAGCAAAGAGGTTGTTGTTGGCATCCAGAATGGTGAGGTGAACGATGGAGTGCTGGTAGCCCAGTACGCCACATGGAATGAGTTCGGTACCAGAACAATTCCCGCCCGCCCATTCATGCGGACATACTTTGACGCATCCATTGCACGGCTGGAAAAGTTTGCCACAAATGGTGTTACTCAGGTGCTTCTCGGGAGAGCAACATTCCTGCAATTCCTGAACGCCGCTGGCGTATTCATGGTTGATGGCGTCAAAAAAAGCATCAGTACTGGAGCGTGGCTCCCTAACGCACCAATGACCGTTGCGCTTAAAGGCTCTTCAAAACCTCTGATAGACAGCGGTGTAATGCTTAACTCCGTTACTTTCGCCATTCACAACTACGGGCATTCAAGATGAGCAATCCATTCCGCAGGCCTTTCACGGTATTAACACCGACACCATCAACGCTGGTTAACGGTGTGATTGTTGACGGTGCGATGGTTGAATCTACGGCCTCCTTTAGCGTGCAGAGCATCAAAGATACGCAGGAAATTGAGAGTCTGGAGGCGGGTCGAAGGCTGACGGACTATCGGCGGCTGTATGGCGATGCCAAATTGCAGATTACCGATGATTTCCCGATGGCGCAGCCGGCTCTTGTCGTTATCGACGGATTCAACTACGAAGTTAAGCACCGGGAGCCGTGGCAAAACGGCATCATTCCCCACTACAAATATTATGTGGTAAGGAAACGCGATGGCTGAAACAACGGTATCAAACTTTGTTCCTGATGCTGTCGAGTCCGCCGCCTTTCGTGTTTTGTCTCAGTTAATCGCTATCCCAATTGCCTACGCCAATCAGAACAACTCTCGCCTGCCGCTACCTTATGCCACGCTGCGCGTATCCACACGCCTTACAGTCGGCAGAGATGAGCATGGTGGGGTTGACGATGACGGCGTTATGCCTTCTCACGGTGTGCGAGAGGGAACTGTGATGGTTAACGTTTACGGCGGCAGTGCGAGAGAGCATTGCGACGAACTGATAAACAACATCAGGAAAACGACAGGCCGATACCTCATGCGTCGGGAGCACTTCGTTATCAGTAACAGCGCACAGGTTAATGACCTTACAGCTCTGAGAGACGATGCGAATTTCGAGGCCATGGCAAATGTCGATCTGACCTTCCGCTATACCGGAAAATATCTTGATGACGTTGGGCTCATTGAAACCGTTGATGCGACTGGCGACATCGGCGGCATAGAAACACATCTCACAATCGCCGTCACATCCGACTAATCAATACGGGGCTTCATCAATGGCAAATCTAAGCCAGATTGCCAACGTGAATATTTCGCTGGATACAGCGAGTATCGCGAAGGCATCATTCGGCATTCCGCTGGCAGTTTCGCCGACTACGGCATTCAGTGAGCGCATCCGGAAATACTCAAGTTACAGCGCAGCGCAACAGGATGGGCTGGACTCGCAGACGCTTAAGGCTCTCTCTGCGGTGTTCAGTCAGACGCCACGACCTAACCAGGCGTGGGTTGGTCGACGTAATGCGGTGAATGTTGACCTGACGGTCACCAACACCGCTATCACAACGGGCAATATCTTCACCTTTAGCGTGAATGGCACGAGCATCACCTACACCGCAGCAAGCGGGGATGATGCCGAAGACGTTTACACAGGCCTAAAGACAGCATTAACGGCTCAATCCGTTATCGATGCGCTGTTTACCAGCACGGCAGACGCAGACGGTTTGCATATGGTGGTGAAGGTGCCAGCCACCGCAACTATCGTGAAGCCAGTGACAAATCTGGCTATCGCCACCACCGGATCTGCAGATGGTCTTGAAGCTGACCTTAATGCTATTCAGCAAGAGGACCCTGGCTGGTATGGTTTTGCTCTGGTAGAGCGTGGTGATTCGCTGATCCAGGCGGCGGCCAGCTGGGCTGAAACGCAGACGAAGTTGTTCTTTGCCTGCAGCGATACTGCTGAAATATGGTCATCAACTGATGATGATATCGCTTCGCAGCTGCAAGACCTTCAATACCTTCGCACCTCGCTGATTGCCCACAAGGCAGCCGCGACGGAATATCCGGAAATGGCGTGGATGGGGCGCTGTTTCACAATCGCTCCGGGCGGTGAAACGTGGGCGTTGAAATCATTAGCAGCAATCACGCCGAGCAAGTTTAGCGACACAGAGCAAAGCTACATCTTCCAGAAGAACGCCAACGCGTATGAGCAGTACGCGGAAAACACTTTCATCATCAACAAGGGGAAGGTGGCATCTGGCGAGTGGATTGACGTGGTGCGCTTCCGTGACTGGCAGGTCGACACCATTCAGAAGAATATGGCTTCGTTGATGATTCGCCAGAAGAAGGTGCCTTACACGAACGGTGGCATTGCGCTGATCGTAAACAACCTGAACGGCTCCCTCATTCAGGGCCAGCAGGCTGGCGGTGTCGCACCTGATGAGCGAGACAGCGATGGCAATACAGTGCCCGGCTTCCGCATTACCTATCCAAATGCCGCTGATGTATCTGCTGATATCAAAGCTACCCGCACTCTCTACATTGAGTTTGTGGCGCTTCTGGCTGGTGCAATCCAGCTGGTGCAGATCGACGGTTCACTGACTTACAGCTACGAGGGCTAATTATGTCTGCTGAATTAACTGGCACTTATGACGGCTCCGAGGTGTTTGTCACTATCGGGCCGCTACTGCTTACTGGATTTAGTGATGGCGACTCTATCACCGCTCGTAAGAATGCAAACTTCTACGAGTCGAAAGCCGGTCTTGATGGTTCTGTTGGTCGAGCTCGCGTTACCGATAAGCGCGGGCAGATCGAACTCCACCTGCTGCAAACCTCAGCAGCCAACGATGAAATTTCCGCATTGTTCAACCTCGACTCTCTTACCGAGGACGGCAAAGCAGTCCTGCCTGTTTCGGTTACTGATTTTTCAGGTCGAACAGTGATTGCAGCCGGGCAGGCATGGATTTATCAACTCGGCGATGTGGCTTTCTCTACCAACGAAGTAGGGGATCGCATTTACACGCTGGAGGCAGCAGACCTTAAGTTCTCCATTGGCGGGAACAACGTCTAACTAGGCCGCCTCCGGGCGGTTTTCTTTTGAGGATAACACCGCAATGGAATTCACCACCTTCAACATCGGCGAAAAAGAATTCAAAGCAGCAAAAATGAACGCTTTCTCCGCCGCAAAACATCTCGTCAAACTCAAAACGCTTCTTGATAAAGGTCTGGCGTCAGGTAGCGATGCAAACGCTATTCAGTTGCTGGCCGGAATTGATGAAAAGACACTCGAAGAAGTCATTCTTCCAATTCTTCGCGATTCATCCACGCTCAGCGTGACGGACGAAAAGAAAATTGACAGCCCTAACGCCATTAATATCGTCTTCACCGTGGACACACTCTTCGATTTCTTCGAGTTGTGCTGGGAGGTATTAAAGCTCAACTTCACCCCTTTTTTCACGAAAGCACTCACCCTGTTTGGACTAAGCCCCGAAGAACTGGCAAGCCGAATTCAGGCGGTGGCGAAAGGCGCGACCCGGGAAAGCTAAGGGAAGACGTTGAGCATGAGCTTTGGGTATGGCGTCCAATATTGCGGAGCATGTGTACGGTCGCAGAGGTGAAGTCTGGCCTGGTAACATGTGATGACTTGCTCAAGCTAAATGCCCTCATAGAGATGACCGACTATCTGAACATCCCGCCGGAGTAAAAATGGTTATCCGAGAGTTGTTAATAAAGCTGGGATTAACCGGCACAGAAGATGCGTCTAATGGACTGGACGATCTGGATGGAAGTGTTAATGACACAATTGCTTCATTTAATACGCTGGGTTCAATTCTCGGTGTAATTTTTGGGGGTATTACACTATCTAAAATAGCGCAGACAGCAGATGAAATGCAGTCACTACAGGCACGTATAGGACTACTGCCGCAGACTTTAGGTGAGTCAGCTGATGCTTTTGACACAGTTGCCAGTAGAGCAAGCCAGGCCAGGTCTGGTATTTCTGCGTATGCGAGTTTCTATATACGTGCGGCGAATGCAACTCAGGACTTTATGAAAAGTCAGGAGGATGTTCTTAAGCTAACCGATGCAGTATCTATATCACTGGCAGCCGGCGGTGCGACAGCAGAGGAGCAAGGACAGGCATTCTTCCAGCTTGGTCAGGCAATTGGTTCGCCAGCAGTGCAGATGGAGGAAATGAACACTGTTATCGATGTGGCACCTCAGTTGTTCCGCGCCCTTCAGGATGCTATACCCGGAGCTGACGGTAATCTGAAAAAGTTTATAGGCACAGGTAACGTTACGGGGAAAATGCTGGCTGAAGGTTTGCTTAAAGTTTTACCTCAATTCACTGGCCAATTCGAGCAAATGCCTATGACGATCGGCCAGGCTTTAGTGCTGGTTAATAATCGTTGGGATGTATTTATTAACCGCATGAACCGGAGCAGCGGTGCTGTAACGTGGGTTGCTAAAACATTCCTATGGATGGCAGATCAGGTGGAGTTTGCACTGGATATTGTGATTGATGCTCTGGGCGGAGCAGAGAACGCCGTCAAATTGCTTGGAGTAGCTCTTGGCGCAGCAGGCCTTGTAGGTTCTGTTTATCTTTTATCCGCAGCATTTACCGCGCTTACCAGCCCTGTATTTTTGATCATTGCCGCGCTTGCTGCTTTGTTTTTAATCGGAGAGGACGTCAACTCCTGGTTAAATGGTCAGGAGTCTGTGTTAGGTCGCTTAATAGGGCCAGCAAGCGAATACAAGCAGAGCATTGATCAAATTACTGACTCGCTGACTGCGCTTGTTCAGATTTTCAAAGAGGCTTATGAATGGCTCGGTAGGTTTGATAAATCCCTTCAGAATAACCCGCTGAAGCAATTCAACGACTGGACAAACTCCTTCCTTCCTGAGTGGTTAGGTGGTGATGCATCAGGCCAGCCAACCGGAAAACCAGGAGAGAACACATTTCAAAGGGCTGCCAAGAACTGGCATGCGTTTAACCAGAACCAGCGGGATAATGAAGCCACTCTCGCGATGCCATCGAGCATTCTTACTGCGCCAAACACACTTGAGAGCATGACAAGAAGTGCTGGAGCGGCATATGACCGCGATCGCTCACTAATGGGTGGAACATTTGCGCCGAACACCAATGTTTATATTACGGTTCCGGCCGGGACTTCTGCCGAGCAGCAAGGCGTACTGAAACAGTCAGCGCAAGAGGCCTATGGAGAAATGTCTACGAAACTGGGCAATACGCTGAATTTCAACACAGGAGGCTAGCATGGCAACTGACGTGCTTGGCTTCCTGTGGAATTCTTCAGGCGATAACACCTTCAGGCTTACAGACCCAAGCGTGGGCAATCTTGAATTCGATACCTTGGATCAGGAAACGCACGAATGGAATCGTGATGTGACAATGAACCCGGTAGAGAACGGCTCTCCGATATCAGATCACATCATCCGTCAGCCGCGAAAGCTAACCATTGCAGGGATGATAAGCAACGCGCCAATTACTGGTGTGCTTACTCAGGCATCAAACGCCATAGCCACCGGTTTTGATGGTGAGGACCGGGTTAATACAGCGATAAAATTACTCGATTCGCTTTATCTGTCGAATGAGTTGGTGACCATCTACACCAAAAACTACACGTACGAAAATATGCTGATACAGGGCATAAACATTCCACGACGCGTAGAAGATGGCGACGCAGTGAACTTCACGATTGATGCTGTACAGGCAAATATTGTCAGCACAGCAACAACAGAAATCCCCCCTGGAGTCGGAGTCAGGAAAACGGACGCAGGAAAATCCAGCGCGTCTGCAAAGGCTGGAACCTCGAACTCAGCTGATGCAGCGACAGCCAATCGGGCAACGCCAACGAAGAGCGTTGGAAAAAACACTGGCTCAATATTAAGTCAAACTGTCGATGGGCTGTCTGGTGCCGGAAGCAAACTGCATGATTATCTCGGTAAAATTATAGGCAATGTGACCCCATGACCCCACTTAACTTTCAGGCTGGATTTACGGACCAGACGCTTCAGGCTGTGTTTGATGACACACCCGTCTCACTTCGTCTGCGGTGGAATGAGCGATTTGGATTCTGGTCGTTAGGTATCTACGACCGGGAATCATTGCCAATCATCATCGGCGTGAAACTTGTGCAGAACTACCCGCTACTAAAAAGCTTCAGCTTCGATAGTTTCACTGGCGACATTTACTTCATCCGTACCTACGGTGAGAAGGTGCGACCTGATATCTATTCGATAGGAGGCGATCACCTTCTGTTGTACGCCACTAAGGATGAAATAGATGAGTTTGTTTCTACGAACGGGTGAGATAATCGTAGGTCAGCCGCAGGGCGAAGCCGTCAGCATTAAAGACCTTCGCTTTGAGTTCGATATCACGAAAACTGCCAGCAAAACTGCTAACGAGGCATCCCTCAAAATCTACAATGCCGCGCCCAGCACAATCACTCTGATGGAGACGATAAACAATATCGTCATTATCAAGGCCGGCTACGTAAACGACATTGGCGCGATTACCATCTTTACCGGAACCACATGCCGAAGTCTTACCTATCAGGATGGTCCTGACATCATCACAGAGATGGAGCTCAGGGACAGTGTTATTCCGCTTCGTGATGCAAAGATTAGCGTTTCATTTCCACCAAACACCTCGGCAATGACCGTGCTTAATGGTGTTGCCAAGAACTTTGGCCTGCCATTAAAAATGAGCATCAGCAAGGTGCAGGATAAGCAGTATGTCGGAGGTTACGCCTATAACGGCAGGGTGCGAGATGCTATGGACCGGGTGTGCAATTACCTTGGGCTGGAGTGGAGTGCACAGGATAGCGAAATTCAGATCATCAAAAAGGGTGGAGTGTACGCAGATACGGCAGTTGTTCTGTCGAAAGACACAGGGATGATTGGATACCCGCGCCGCGAAGCAAAAACGATGACAGAAAAAACTGCCGCTAAGCAGGGTATCAAGTACGGGCAGAAAGGCATTGTAAGGACGGTGGTTGATGTTGAAGACCCGACCGCGAAGCTTAAAGACAGGGTGACACTCGAAGTGCAGGGCTACAGAGTGAAGTCACTGCTCAACCCGGCGATTTACCCAGGCGCTTACGTACAGGTGAAATCACGCGGCATTGATGGCGAGTTTTTCCGGGTGGAAGAGGCCCGTTACAGCGGCGATACGCATGGGCAGGAATGGAGCGTGGAAGCGCTGTTGAGGTTCATCTGATGGCAGATAACAGTGATGTGGTTGAGGCGCTAAGGCGGCTTGTCAGCACGGAAATGGACACGGTAAACACTGCGCTGCCATGCACAGTGGTTAGCTACAGCGGGGGAAAGGTGACGGTCAAGCCAGATGGCGAGAAGATTTACGCTGACGGTGACACTAACGCCTATCCGGTGCTGAGTGATTTACGGATGGTGTGGCCTCAATTTGCCAACGGGCAGGCGGGCATCAAAGGGCCAGTTCAGCCTGGCGATCAGTGCCTGCTGATTGTGTGCCAGCAGGCGACAGACGGAAGTGACGACACCAGGCGTTTCGATATCGTAGACTCCTACGTGATACCAGGTGCCGGATACAGCGATGCAGTGCCAGGCAACGACGATATGCGTATGTACTTCGGTGACGCTTTCATTGCTTTTGACGCTAACGGAAAAATGACCATTAATGCACCTGGCGGGGTGGAGGAAATTACCCCTCTGCACACCGTTAAAGGAAAGATGACTGTAGAGCAGTTATTTACCTATCAAGGCGGCATGACTGGCGGTGGCGGTGGTGCTTCTGTTGCGACGATTACCGGCACCATGCAGGTGACTGGCGATGTCGTTATCAATGGAATTAAGATCGGCACTCACCGTCACCCAGGTGACAGTGGCGGAACTACCGGAGGCCCGGAAAACTAATGATCGACTTCAGACTGATTGACAACAAGGTCGTATTCACCAACGGCCTGCTGCAGTACGTAGACGGCGCGGAACGGGTGAGGCAGCAGATTGAGTTCAGACTCAACCTGTGGCGCGGCGAGTGGTTTCTTGATAGTGAATTTGGCACCCCTTATCTGCAGGATGTGCTTGGCAAGCGGGTGACGCTAAATGGCGCGCTTTCAGCTATCAGGACTGAGATTCTTGAGGTAGAAGGCGTTACCGGAATAGTCGAATTCACCTACAATTTTGACCGTGCAAACAGAAAGCTGAGTATCGAGTTCACAGCCAACACTGATTACGGGTTGGTGCAGTATCCCTGAGTAATACCCCCTTCAATATGCCTCGCCATCGTGCGGGGCTTTTTTATGCCTGAATTAAGGTGATTATGGCTGATTACATTACTGCAACAGGCTTTGATAAGCCGACATTACCGGAAATGGTCCAGGAAATCGGTGATGCAATGGAGACGGTCGTAGGGCCGGTTAACAGGGAAGCTGACTCTACAACAGGCCAGTGGATCGGGATTGAGGCAGAGCAGAACGCTATTCACTTCGAGACGGAGGAAGAACTGTGGTCCAGTCGCTTCCTGGCATCGGCTGAGGGTTTCGCTCTTGATGCGCTTGGCGACTGGATGGGCGGCATTACGCGTCACGGTAAAACAACGACGAAGGTCAATGCGGTTATTTACGGAACTGAGTCCCGATTGGTTCCCGCTGGCTCTCTGGCATCTTTCGGAAACTACCAATTCCGGCTAACGGCTGACTATTCAATTTCCCGCTCAACACTGCTCGATGGTGAAGTTCGGGTAACGAACAACACGCAAACCACATACACAATCCGGGTTGCCGGCGTTGACCATACCTACACAAAAGTATCAGGCGATACGGTTAACAGCATCGCTACAGGTCTTGCTGCAGTTGTTGACGAAACAAGCCAGTACTCTGCCACTGCCAATGGTTCGGTCATTCATCTGACCTCTGAAAACCTTATCGAGGGCTATGCAGTATCGCTGACAGCCGGTCTGTCATGGCAACTAATCGGATCTCCGGCAATATTTGAAGCTACCGAGGCAGGACCAATTGTTGTCCCGGTAGGCGGGCTGAATAATCCTGTTAGCGCTATCACTGGATGGACTGCAGTAAACAACCTGGTTCAGGGTGCTACCGGTTCAGATCGCGAATCTGATACTGATTACCGACAGCGACTCTATCAAAGCCGTTCGTCTTCAGGTGGTGCGGCGACTATCCCAGCCATTGAGACCAGACTCATTACCGAGGTGAGTGGGGTGACGCTGGCAAAGGTCATCGAAAACGACACCATGGCTACAGTGGATAGCATTCCACCAAAAGCAATTCATACCATCGTATCTGGTGGCCTTGAGCAGAATATTGCAGACGCAATCTGGAAGTACAAAGGTGCAGGCATTGCCACCTACGGCTCTATCGCCATCACTGTATACGACCGGTTCGAACGACCTCACCTGGTAAACTTCTCCCGACCGACCGAAGTCGATATCTACGTCAAAGTTGATGTGGTTCTGCTTGATACTGAAGAGCCTCTTCCGGCTGCCGTTGTGGATGCAATTAAGCAGGGGGTTGTCGCATATGGCGCGACACTTGGTCTTGGTGACGACGTGATCACCCAGCGCATCTACGGCTATATCTACGCCAACACAACGGGCATCGGAAAGATGACAGTCACGGTGAGCACAGACGGCACCACGTTTGCTGAAACCAATATTTCAGTAGCAGAGAATTCCTTTGCTTCCTTCTCCGCTGCGAACGTGGAGGTCACAGGTGTCTGATGAATGGGTTGATATTGATTTCCTCGCCCTGATACGTCAGCGGCCCACTGACTGGCTGAAACAAGGCGGGCAGGTGCCAGATCTGTTTGCTGCTGTCGGCACCATGCATCCCGAGATAGAAGCCCGCGCAAAGTATATCTACCTGACGCAGAGCATCTATAACGCTCACGGCATCGAGCTTGACCGGTTCGGACAGTACGTCGATGTCGGTCGGGATGGCATGTCAGATGACGATTACCGTCGCGCAATCATGCAGGCGAAGCTCGCAACTGCATTCAGTGGCACCCCTGATAACGTGATGGTCGTAACCGCCACCACGACATCAAGTGCAGACGTTGAGCTCGTCGAGCTATTCCCGGCAGCTTTCAGTGTTCACGCCACTGGCCCTTACGTACCGACAAATATTAACGCCATCGTTGATCGTGCGTCAGTCGCCGGTGTACGCGCCTATTCAACGCATGACTATGGGCTCAACGGCTTTTCACTTGCCGGTATTGATACCAACTCAGGTCAGGCGCTTCAGGTTGGGTCTAACACCGCTATGCAGGTTGATGTCGACACGGCGTTGGGTCTTAACCGAGGCTCCGTGTTCATTGGTGGATCGTATCTGGATGCAGCTGGCTCAGTATCCGGCGTTCTGGAAGTAAACGGCTCATACCTTGGCGTCGCTGACGACGATTACCTACTCATTTTCTCCCGTGACTATGGTGTCACCGGGACGATGCTTTGCGGCGCTATGCCTAAGTGAGAATTTAAATGGCTATTACCTCATTCGCAGCAACTGACGTCACTTATGCAGACGGCCAGAACAACAAAGAGCCCGTACCTGATGAAATCATTGCTAGCGGATTTGTCCCGCCCGTGCGCATGCCTGATGGCTCAATTGCCGCAGGGAGCAAGTTGGCAGCGAATCACCTGAACATGCTACTTAACGATTTATACACTCAAATAGCAGATTTAAAGGCACGCGTAGCTGACCTTGAGGGGGCTTGATGGCAGACATTCAACTAAAATACCTTACCGACCTTACATCAGCTACTGCGGCCGGTTCAGAAGACCTGCTACATATAAATCAGTCCGGGAATGACCGCTCCATAACACTGGCAATTCTTCTCGAATCAATGATCAACGGCATTTATCCAAAGGGAATAACCATTTGGTTTAACTCTGCCGCTAATCCGAATGTGCTTTTCCCTGGCACTGTGTGGGCCAGAATTGCAGGTTCCGGTCGCACTGTTCGCATTGCCAATTCATCAGGAAGCGATGTTGGGGTAGTTGGTGGTGCCGATAGCATTGCGTTGAGTGTAAATAACTTACCCCAGCACAATCACCCCTTTAGAGGTGAAACTGAAACGTTTGATTATGGAACAAAAACCACGAATAGCTCAGGTGCTCACACTCACCAGTTAAATACACAAGGCGTTGCTGCGCAGCAGGTTGGCGTAGAGCAAGGAGCATTGCACTCAGGTAGCGGGAAAATTTCGTCAGGAACAACATCTAATGGGAATCATACCCATAACATAGCCATCGGTTCTCACAAGCATACATTTTCAGGAAGCACTGACGATGCCGGTAGTAGTGCTCAAGTAGATATTACGAATAAGTATATTAATCAGGCAGCCTGGTACAGGACAGCATAATGGCAGAACAAAAAGTTAAATTAACTGAATTGCCTGCGGCAACAGACACAGTTGATTCAGCGCAATTACTCATAAATCAAAACGAAACAGACCAAAAGCTACCTATTACCCATTTGCTGAGGTCAAATAAAAACCTTGCTGATTTGGCAAATAATGAGCAGGCCCGAGCAAATCTAAATGTTCCGTCTGTAGATGACGTGAATGATCAGCTTTCAGGCTACATAAATGGTTCAA